TTCCAGTCAATAGCAGTATTGGTCGGGTCAGTTAGGTTAGTTGTTGTCTCATTTGGCCCGTAGACTTTAAATATGTCTTTCATTTCTTTAGAACTAACTACTTGGCCGTCAGCGTAGGTTCCGTCTTTGGGTATGATTGTCTCAATGCCGCCTGTCTGTCTAAAGACCCCGGCCTTAGAGTCGTATACCCATTGCCCTGCGCCTGTTGAGCTTATGCCCTCTGAGACAGTAGCCCCTGTAGAGCCTGATGGAGTAGCCCCGCTAGTGCTTACTGTAGCTCCTCCAGTGCTAACTGTAGCTCCTCCAGTCGTAGCTCCTCCAGTCGTAGCACCAGTGCTAACTGTAGAGCCACCAGTGTTGTTGCTAGTATTAGCAGAAGAAGAACTAGCGTCTTTTTTATCTACAATTTTAATTCTCTTAGACACCATGCCATAGGCATCCGCACCCGTGTCAACATTTACAGAAGCAGGGTCTACGCTAATGCCTCGTCCAGAAAGAACCTCGGCAGTAGCCTTCCTGCGAGCCGCAGCAAGCTCCCCACCAGAAAGAGTTGTATCGCTAAGAACTTTAGCGTTTGCCGCATCTACTGCCTCCAGCATTGCGTCATACTCCTCTTTAGTCATTTCAAGAGGATTATTTTCAGCGCGACTTGCATCTGCATCAGAATATTTATTTGCTTCAGTATCACCATAGTCAATGCCAAACTCATTCTTTAGCTGGCTTCTAAGGTCAGTGGTATCTAGACCAATCTTGTCGGCAGAAGAAATCATACCCATAAGCCTTGCGTCTCTTCCCTCGGCTGGCTCCTCAGTAGCGCCGCTTCTAGCAGCTTCTAGTTGATTTTGAACCTGCTGATCTTGGAATAGCTTATAGGCTTCTTCTACTTGTTGTTCTGGGGTTAGATTAACTGCCTTAGACCCACCTTTAAAGAACCCAAACTGGTCAAGAAATGCCTTAAACAGCACAGCTGGAGGCCCACCAATAACACTAACTAAAGTATTAAGTGCCGCCTGTTTTCGCTGGGAAGCATCATCTGCCGTTGCAAAGTTAAGGATGCCACTTGCTAACGAGCCTGGAAGCCTCTGTCCCATTGCATTAAGCCCTGTTGCAGCGTCCATTGTTGCCCCAACACCACCAACACCACCGGCAGCAAGAGACTGCGCTGCGGTTGTAGCAGAGTTTATGGCTGCTGTTGTAGCTTCCCCTGTTAGTTGGTTATCAAGATACTTATAAACAGAGTCGCCCAAAGAGGCAATGCTCGCATTTAAGAGAGGATTGCCTGTAGAGTTAGTATTGCTAGTAAGCGGATTAGCTAAGGGGTTCTGCTGAACAGCTAAGTTGTATCTGTTAATGGCCTCGTTAGGGTCAAGTCCAAGGGCTAAAGAGAGGTCTAATGGGGTTACCCCTGCCGACTGCATAGCCCTAGATATATCAGCGTCCGTAGCGTTAGGATTGGCTGCTGACCAGTCTGCAAATGCTTGAGCTAATTGATCTTGAGGAATAGCCATATGATTACCTAAGTGCTAACACAATTGCTTTGACTTATGGCTTAGGTTATATCAGGCGATATGCCACGATAACTGTACCAGTAGATGACGCATCGGGAACAAGTTGGATGCCTTTTTGTAAAACAATCCCGTCAAACTCAAACTTGGCCGTTACAGCGGAGGAGGCGGTCAGTGTTCCCACCAGAGTGCCTGATACTCCGTCTAGGACAGTAACAGCGTGTGCCGACATTACAACACTAGGACGTATGCTGATAAGTTCACTAGACACTGTAGTAACACTAACGGGAGTTGCTGTAGCTAAGTTTACTGCCTTGTACTGCACTGGGCTGCTCATGTTTTTTCCTCTGAATTGATTGTAAACTTTATTAGTAATGTACATCAGCCAGTTAAGAATAAAGCACGTTCCGCTTCTCTTCGACGCACAAGCCCTTTAAGGACTTTACCACTGGCTTTAGTCCATTTAAGAAACTCATCTGCTGCACTCTCAAATTCGCCCCTATTGTACTGCATTCTCAATGTACTAGACTGCAAGTTACCTAGCCCCACATTAAACGCAAAAGAGACCATTGCATCAAAATGAGACTGCCTATCATTACTAGCAGGACATAATCTCGATACCCCATTCTCAAATCGTTCAATATCTTTCTCAAGTAACTGGTCAATCTCATCATATTCAAATGTCCTGTTATGTTCAGGCTTGATGTCGTATAGCCCTCTCTCAAGCGTTTTGGCACGAGCTTGGTCAGGGTACAGTACATGACCATACCCTATCGTCCAAAGCCCAGCAGGGCACTTGTAGGGCATATTATGACAGCCCTCAAACGACTTGATTAGCTGGATTCCAGCCTCCGATATCTTCATTTCTTGGAGAACGCTTGGGAGCCAAACCAGAATGCAATAATTGCAGCTAGTATCGACATCTCATCATCTGAGAACACCATGTCCATTGCCGCAGCAAAAGGCACACCAGTTGAGTAGGCATACCAGATACCTGCTACATCTACGACAATTAGAAGACTTACAAACAGATAAGTCACGATAGGCCGGACAGAAGCTCTCAGGTTAATTACCCAGGTTGGCTCCCTCTCCAATCTTCATGTCATGCTTCCACATAGCAAGTTTTTCTTGGGCCTGTGTCTGCATGGCAATCTGTTCTGTCTTTATCTCCTCAACTCTGGCTTGGGCAACAAAGCCTTCTTTGGCTAGTGCAATCTCGCGCTCACGGCCAGCAGCCATCAGAGCTAGTTCGTGCTTCTTGTCGCCTCTGTCTTGGACAAAATCTAGGACTTTAGGCAGACCGCCAGAGGCAAATCCAAGAAGAGTAGAGATTAGGGTCATCATTGTTTGTTACCTCAAGTTTGTAATAATGCCGACGAGAAACATAATAAGAACCCCAGTAAGTCCTACGAAAGCTATAATGGTCAGCGTGTTCATAACAAGGTTTCGCATCTTTCTGCGCTGGTTTTGCTTTGTTCGCTCACGAGTGTCTTTAATCTTGACTCGATCACGCATCATCGCTGTGTACTCTTCAACACCCCATCGCCAGACGATTAGTTCTCTGAGGTCTTTCTCTTGCTGCTCGATCTTCTTTCGGGCAAAGAGTGCTCGCATAGCCTCTTGCTCAACACTGCCTTTAGCAATTAACTTTTTGAACAGAGGCGGGTCTTTAGCTTCTTCCTCGGCATTCCTAACATCGCTGACAGCACCAAACCAAGTCCCTAGCTGACCGCCCATATCCTCAAGCTCACGGCCCATCTCAATGCCTTTCTTGATGGCTTTGTAGGCACTGGTAGCTAAGGCTAAAGCTGAGACTGGATCAATCATTCAGGGCTGTCTCCACCGCTAAGTTTAGACCAGGCACCCAGCATTAGGAGTCCTAACACAAAAACTGTGCCTGCCCGCGCTACAGTCTGCCAGACGATGTTTTTCATGCCGCGCCAGTCAGTAATTAGGGAGCGTAGATCACGAACATCGTTGCCAGCGTCATCATCGTGCAGACCGACTTCCTTGAGGACAGACTTTAGCTCTTCTCGGATTATCTGGCGCAGTGCTGTTTCGTCGATAATCATGGGTCACCTCAAGGTTGTACCGGCCACTCAACATTCCAAGGGAAACCTGCTTGCGTTGTGATGTCTCTTAATGCCTGACGGTAAGTAGCCCATGCTGCTTTGTTGGCGGTACTGTCACTGATCTGAGTCCAGTCACAGTCCTTGAGCTTCTGTGTGCGTGAGGCTCGTACACTTGCAGCTTGCTCAGTATCCTTCTGCGCCTTGTAAGCCGCTTCCTGCTCAACCGCTGTAGTCTCGCCGTCAGTAAACACAGGGCCAAGGATGTACTTGGTGTACCACTTACCATCTGACTGCTGCTCTACGCCGTCACGCTGGGAGTACTGATACACAGTCCCGCCCGTTGCTTGTGGGCCTTCAAACACTGCGTCAGAATCGAACCTGTCGTATATGTCGGCGGTCATTGCGCTAATAGACTTTGCGTAAGTCGTTGCTACCCACTTGATCCATTCGTGCTCTAGCAGCACCTGACCTGTTGCTCTGATTCTGATCTGCATAATTACCTCTAAGCTATCGCAAGGAAGATGT